TTTATCCTGCGTCCAGGCGTTGTACCACGGTGTATCTGTAATTTTAAATAACTCTCCCTGGATAAAATCTTCAGAAGCATAAAAAAGAGGCTGACCCGGTATTCTCTCAAATAAAAAACGAGCATTTTTAAATCGACTGACATCTGGAAGAGTTGATACTTTAAAAGTAAGCCCTCGCCCATCTATCTTTTCACCACCTGTTGCAACAGAAAGTAATTCTGATAGAGCTGATGTATCATCATGAACACCATCACCAATAGCCCCCCAACCTCTTACATCATAACTGTCTCTCCATCTTGCTATCTGAAGTTTTGGGTATTTATTCGCTCCATCTGGGTCTTCTAATTGCTGCCGTAGTTGATCAGGGTCATACTTCAGCACATTGGGAAAATAGAACTGCTGTGCACCATACGCATCATAAACAGCCATAGAATGGCCTTGCACGGTAACGAATTTGGCAATCTGTCCGTTATATACCGGATATCCAGCAGCGTTAATGATTATTGGTTGCGAAACAGGAGCGTGAGAGCCGTCTTCGTTCTCCACATAAACCTGAATCTGGTTTTCAGGATTTACAGGGTCAGTGTCAATTTTACCGATATAAATTTTGCCATTGGCTACGGCTTTAAAAGAACGAGCCATAGTGAAGAGTTGTGAAGGCATGCTTACCACAACATTGGCTGTAATGTCTGTCATTTAATTTGCTCCAGATACAAGGAATCGCCGCAGCGTAGCTACGGTGAGTATTTGTTTGCTTTTTGCACTACACTTTTTGTGTAGTGCTATCCATCAAGGCCATCGCCGCTTAGTTGCTGCGGTGAATTTTGGGCATAAAAAAACCCAGCCGAAGCTGGGTCGTTACGTTGGTTATCTGTCAGTAGTTATGTACTGAAGGAGGTAATTCTTTATTCTTAAGTCTCATCCATGCGGAAAGATTCGTTGGTCCGTCTGGCTCATTGATATCAACATCTCGTGTGTGATTGATTAAAACGTCCCTCGACATTCCGATAACATACGAGAACTCATGACCGTAGTCGTAGCATCTGCCGGAATAGTTCGATTGAATTTGTTTTAGCGCCGGATACAGTTCGCGGAATAATGCCTGTGAGCGGTTGGCATAATCCCATAACCATACAAGGCTGTTTGCTTCTTTTGCAGAAAGCTCGTTGGTTTTCTTCTCTTGTTTGCCGATGAACTCACCTTCAAGCGGAACGCGAGCTGCAAGTGACAGAGCTTCGGTAAACTGCTCCTCGCTGATTTCTTTGTATGAACACCCAAAATGAGATTTCAGTGACGACCACATGGTAATCATTGCCTTCGCCTGTTTTTCTTTTGGCAGAGACTGACCGCGACTCATGACGAGTTGTTTAATGGCTTCCTGCTGTTCAGTGGTGATTTTACCAGGCAACGCCTTTTTAGCTTTGCGTGGATTAACTACATGGCCTTTAGTCCAGTAGTCATGCAGCACGCTAAAGCATTCCTCCTGGTACTGAATCAGTTTATCGCGGATGTCAGCTCGAACTTTCTCAGGGTTGATGCTGAACAGCCATCCATTTAACTTCTTCAGCGGGATGCATAAAAGCTTACGTAACTTGCCATCAGCGGCAACCATAGAGATATCTCTACAGTTGAATTTGTCCTTCATTTTACGCAACTTAACAGATTGACCAGTCCAGTCGATACCAATGTTTTCCACAATTTGACGCATCGCTACATAAGTCACTCCGGCAGCCACAGCGGTTAAAATCTGCTGACCATTGAAAGGCACGTAAGAGGTGTTCACTGCTTCTAAAATTGCTATACTATTCATGTTGGTTTTTCTCCACGAATTTACCGACAACCGAAGCCCTGACTGTTCCCGCAGTTGGGGCTTCAACGTTTTTCCACTTCATTTTGAATTTGCTTAAGTAGCATATTTGTCTCGTCAAGCCTCTTGTTAATACGGTCAAGGCTTTCTACTAAATCGTTATGTGCATGTGATACTTCGTAATTTGAGACTGATTTTTTTTCCTCTATCGTCTTTGTCAATCGTTCCCCTGATTGATACATATTGATTAACGATGTAAAAATCACGAGCAAGCAAACTACAATGATTGCGCCAGACAAAAATTGTAAAGAACGATCAAGCAATGACACCTTCATACCGTAATCCCCTCTCTCTTCAGGCTGTCCATTACTCGCTTGTAAATCTCAGAGTTAACAGATCGCCCGTTCTCTTCCGCCACCTTACGCACCAAATCCAATACTTCTTTAGGCCACCGCAAATTGAACTGCGGCATTTTGCTCATTCCTTTCATATTTACCTCACAATATAGGTCCACCGTGGACCTATTGAGAATATAGTAGAGTGCTTCTATCATGTCAATACACTAACTTGGGGTGATGGCATGGCTAGAGACGATCCGCACTTTAACTTCCGTATGCCTTTGGAAGTAAGAGAAAAATTGAAATTAAGAGCAGAGGCTAACGGAAGGTCAATGAACTCTGAGTTATTACAAATCGTTCAGGATGCTCTCTCAAAGCCATCACCGATTGCAGGCTATCGAGACGAAGCTGAACGCTTGGCTGATCAGCAAGCAGAAATTGTTAAGAAGATGGTGTTTGAAACCCTGAAAAAAATGTACGAGACCAGATAGGTCAATGTTTGTTCGTTGATATAAAATAACAAGGTATACATTGTGATTGAGATAGGCGTTATGGCCATCCTGAATCAAGAGCCAGGAAAAATTGAAAACGTTTTTTCTGACATATCAACATCTATCGAGCGTTCAATTTCAGACTTTGATCGCAGTCATAGCGGCTCTTTGTCTAAAAAACAGGCTTCTGAAGCTCTTAGCAAGATCTACTGCGTTATGTCACCTGTAGAGGAAGTTTGCAAAAAGTACATTACATTCATTGACATATTAAGTAATGGTACGGAAGAAGATATTTCCTCACTTGATATTCAACATGACGATGTAGATATGTTGAACGATCAAATATCTAAGCTTGATTATGGTATCGCGAAACTGTTGTATACCTTCTTCATCGCTGAGAACAGCGATGCGTGGAAGCCCCATATGTCAACTCTTACAACAATGAAAAACCACTCAATAAATACTTTTATAGAATACAAAAGGCTAACTATGGGGCTTGTGACGCTAGCAATGCAGCACATACCACTATCATATGCTGAACCTGAAGAGTTCACTGAAGAAGAGTTGGCTTCATTCAAGAAATCAGTTGAAGATTCACATAAAAGATTTGGCATGGAAGCACCAAAATGGAAAACCGCATAAGCATTGTTGTAGATGCAGCGGCTGGACCATTAGAACAATACTTTGCGAAGGCTCTTGCAAACTACAAAAACAGAGGCACCGTTTCAGCTTATCTTGGTAAGATTGGTGGGTTTGAGAGAAACCATCACGCCGTCTTATCGGGAATTTACAAGTCGCACATCAGGATCCCTGGAGTAGATGACCCTTGGTTAAAAACAACGCCAATACATCGTAGAGTTAGCGATAACTTTTTGATATTTGCGGTACACAACACATATCCAATTCATATCCAGATCATTGCTATCATTAAACCTGATGGTCATGAGAAGGTAAAAAAACTATTGCCAGCCATCATTGATATAACTGAAAAAAGATTCCAATCTCTAAATGAGAGGGAGCTTAACTCGTTGATTTCATACAAATAAAATATCAACTAAGGAGGTTGGTGTGCTTGAATGGTTTCTGTTGTCTGCATTAGTCGTTTCTGGTTTGGTGTATGAGTATCGAATGCACTATCTAACAAAAAAAATAGGAATTCTAGAAAACGAATATTGTGCTCTCAAATCCTCACTGGAACGTGAGCAAGGAGACTTAAAAATCTCTCTGTCTAGCATTGAGCGTTCTATAGAGAGCCTAGAGGATAAGGTTGATCGTATAAAGAATGAGGATATTCATGATATTAAGGACGACATATCCTTCTTAAAATCTTGGTTGAAAAATGTTGGGAAAATTGCCACATCAACACGAGATAAGCTCAATCCATCCATGGATGACTAATTACTCCTGTGCCATTCCGCTTAGCGATGCCACAATACCAGCCCTCGCTAAGCGCTGAAACTCTTCGTTTCCGACTGTATCACGTATTGCTTTTACGGCGGCCTTATTTGCCATAAATCTGCGTTCCGCCGCCAGTAATGCTTCTTTGCTTCCGCCTGCTCTTACTGCTTTGGTGGCTTCCTGAACAGCTTTCTCTATCGCATATCGACCACTACGTGTGGTGGCAATTTTAGATACAGCGCCTTTTAACCCAGCGCCAACTAAAGCACCTGCGGCAGCGCCTGCAATGCCCCCTCCTGCTCCACCAACAATGGCACCTGATGTTGAGTTAGCAATTGCATTTAACACTGTTGATGTGACGTTGGATAAACCAGCATCCAGATCGCGTAGTACATTGGCAGTTCTCCCTGTTCTTTCAATATACTGCTGAGGTTTCACTGCTGCTCTTGCAAGAGTGCCATATGCATCTGCAATTCTTCCAAGCTCTGAGGAATATCGGCTAATGGCTTTTACATTTTGTGGAGTGAGTATCTCTGCGATATGGTTAATTCCTGCTGCATCAGCTTTGCCACCACGTACACCATGCGAGATATCATCTTGCAACATTGATGATATAGCAGGAACACGCTCTGATTCTGGCAGCGCGCGGATCATAGAATGGAATCCAGCAGGACCATTAAGACCTTTAGCTGACGATGATTGAAGGGATTTTACTCCATTCGTAATCAGTGCATCTGTTGCCAAATCACGCCCGAAAACAGACTCTGCACTCTCTTGTGCTGATAACCTCGCTTTAGACAGATCATTAGCTTTTTGCCAGTCATCAAGAAATCCGCCGTTTTCCGCCATTGTGCGCATATCATCAGTAATTGCCCGGCGTATTTCCCCTGCTCTCCTTGCCGCATTTGCCTCTCCGCTACGCTTATATTTTTGCTCCGCATCAGCAAATTTCGCTCTCCATGCTTTCATGCCATCAAATGTTACTCCACCTTGATTGTTTGCCTGAACAAACTGTTTCATTTCAGGAGTAAGCGGTATGCCAGCAGATCGCTCTGCCTGAATAACGGCATTACCATTTAGCATTCTTGATTTTTGATTTGGCATTGTTGACCGCACGTCATCCCATGCCGCGCGCTCGGCATCCTTCATCTGATCAAGATTTTGAAGAATCCTTTGTTTTATAGCCGCACTTTTTTCTGATGCCGTTCCAGATGCGGCCCCAAATTCATCAAGGTTTCGACTTAACTTTGATGATATTTCGTTAAATGCTGCCTGATGGGCGTCCTGAACGATTCCTGGTGTTGATGCCAATGCGCCTTCGGCTTGTGCAATTCCACGACTTCCTGATCGCATTCCTGGTGTTAATGCGTTTATATCAATTCCAGCAGACTCAGCCGCTTTTGCTACATCTTCGGACACATTAGCGGCCTGACTGGCAATTGACTGACGCCCAGCACCTGACTTTGCCATCCTGGAAACATCATTAGCAGAATTCAGTGCTGCACCACCAAGAGCCTGTGAAACCCTTGGAGCAATAACGCGCCCGACACCTGAAAGAACGCCTTGAGCACCAATATTGATACCACCGTTAATGGCAGCATTTTGTGCAAAGTCGCCCTCCTGATTTGCAGCATCAGCAAGTGAACCTGCAATCATGTTTCCTGCGGAACCGATATCTCCAGCGAGCTTTGCTGGCGCTCCAGCAGCTTTTGCCGCTGTGCCAATTGGCAGGAGATACCCACCAATTGTTTCACCGGCTTGCGCGTAAGGGTCTGTCGGTCGATCGACAGGGCGATAAACATCATCCAAAACCTTGGGGCCACCAAGCCCTTGGCTGATTGCATTAATCAGACTTGCGCCACCCTGCAATACGTCAAATGGTATGTTTACCAGACCACGACCAGCCTGTTCTGCAATTTGCCCTGCACTTTGACCACCAGTGAGCCAGTCAGTAGCTTTTCCCACCAGAGATTGTTCTTCTGGCTGCGATTGGTTTTGAGTGGATTGATCACCAGAAGACAGCATCTGAGCAATGCGACGTGCTCCCTCAGTATCGCCGGCAGCATCAGCATTCCTTAACGCCGTCATCAACTGTTCACGACTATAGGCCATTACTGCCCTCCGAGATATTTATTAATCAGGTCATCATCAGAAAGCTGCTGTTGAGACGGTTGTATGTCCTTCCCGTATTTCTGTTGCATACGTTTCTGAGCCATCTCAGTGGTTTTTATGATTGTTTTGATAGCTGCTCTGGCTGATTTTTCAGACTGATTTGGGGACAAACTACCAATAGCATCCATTACCTTTTGCCCCTCGGCATTACTTAAAGCCCCCATCCCTTTCATCTGCTGAATGCCAGATAAGAATCCCTGAGATTTCAGTGTGTCAACCAGAGTTTCTGTATCAGCAGCCTCTGTTCCTGGAATGAATCTACTCGATAGTGGGTTTAGGTTTGTTCCGAAATATCCCGTGAAACCCGGGCTATTAAGAACTTTTGTAGCCGTCTCTATCGTTCTGGAAAGATTATCCATTCCAGAGTTGTACGCATCAGCCTTATCTCGCTTTGCCTGCTCCATAGCTTGCTGATTCTGCAATCTCTTGTCCTGCAATTCAGCAAGTTTTAAGGCATTAGTTTCATTTGCGATGAGTCTGTCGTATTTCTTGTCCTCTAATTCCATTCGACGAAGATTGACATTTTGTTGCGCAATATTGTTGCTTGCCCACCCTCTGGCATTTGTCATGTCATTATTACGGATTGTTTCGTTAATTCTTTGCTGCTCCTGCTGGCGACCAACCATCTTGTCCTGTAAATCCCAATACTTTTCATGGCCTAATGCAAACTGACCATATTGTCCGATAAGTTGTGATGTTGCTTGTGGGTCTTTTTGATACATGCTGAGGAGTTGTTGTGGGTCTACCCCCTGATTAGACAATCTGGTTGCATTGTTTCCAATCCACTTGCTAAATGCATCACTCCCCATCATGGAGGCAATTTGACCGCCTGCCGCTAGATTGCCAATTTCATCACGCTGGTCTTCGTCTGCCCACTTCATACCAGACTGAATCTTCTCTAATTGACCAGGATATTTGGTCATCAGATCTCGAACCTGCTGTCGATCACCTGACTGGATGGCTGCCGCATATTCTTTTTGGAATGCAGCATCCGCTTCCTGTTGCTTTGCGGCTTGATATGTTTGAGCGACACTCCCAAGCCCCTGCAACGCCTGAAGGCCGATGTTATTGCGACCTGAGCGCTCCATTTCGTTGTTCTGGCGAATATAGGCCAACGCCTCACTTACATCACTTGCCTTTGGCGCATTTGAGTTTTGCCCACCGATACCAGCAAGAAAGCCGCCTGAGTTGATTCCTTGTTGCCAAGTAGCCATATTCCCACCTTAAAACAATGATCCAAGACCACCGATAATACCGCCACCAATAGCGCCAACAGCTGTACCTATTCCAGGTACCATAGAGCCAATCATCGCCCCTGATGCCGCACCGCTCATGGCACCTCCCAAGGCTGATTGCAGTCCTGATGGTCGGTTAGCATTAGCCGCAGATGCTGCTGCCTGCTGTTGATACAACTGGCTGACGTTGTTGGCGTAGTTCTGCCCGGCGTTTGCCTGACCTGTAAGAGCACCAAGGCCGATATTTGCCAGATTGTTGTAGTTATTCATCTGACCTGACAGCCAGTTTTGACCGAGTGTAGGCGCGATTGCTGCCAGCTGGTTTCCGGTTGCTGTAGAGCCTAATCCACCCGTTGCCTCTGCTGCTGCCAGACTCTGATAGCGCGCCTGCCCTGCAAGGTCTTTATACTGCTGAGAGTTGTAATACTGGTTAAGCGCCTGACCTTGCCCCTGAAGAGAGGAAAGATTCTGCAACTGTGATACGTACTGCTGAGCGAGTGGCGTGAACGGTGCAAGGTTCTGCATGTTCGTCTGCCACATTTCACGCTGCAGTTCGATACCTTTTTCAGTTGCGCGTGCCTGGGCTTTTGAACCGCCATCACTGCCACCTTTGCAGTAAACAGCTTTGCTGAGGTGCTTATTGGCAATCTGGAAAATTAACATTCTTTAGCTCCTCGTATTTTGAGCGCGGTAACTGATAAATCGTGATGCCTACAGGCTTTCCATTGCTGGTATAAGCATCATCAAGGTGACCAACACGGGTAGCGCCAAGCAAACGGATAATTGCCCGTCCGTATTTCGTGGTGTCAGGAACCATAGTGATGCTGTTAAGGAATGGTGAGTTTTCGAGAAGCCATTTGCAGAATAATCGATGCCCTTGCAGTGCATATTCGCCACGGAATCCGGGGTCGTACACCGCATGGCATTCAACAACGCTATGCCAGAAGTTACGCACTTCATGCACTCCGACCAGCATCAGTCCTTCGTAGATGCCGAGGTATACCGCATCAGGCTTGATGTAGTATTTGTCTCCACTGTCTACGATATTTCCCGTGTTTGCCGGGTTGTTGAGGAATTCTGCAAGCTTCACCGGATTATCGATGAGCTTTATTTCCATCACTGCTCCGCAATGATTTTGATGGTTGTGGCAGTAAACGCCGCACCATTTGACTGAATGGTTAACGTACTGCCATTTGTGGCAAGAAAGCCGTCTTTATCCACGCTGAAGAACGTAGCTAACAGGATGTTGTCGGTTGTTGTTGCCGCATTACGACTGCTAACCAGTGTGTCAGGAACAGAGCCGGAAAATGTTAGCTGCATTGATCTGTTAGCAGTTCCGCTGGACCACGTCCCGACAATCGACAGCTTGAAGAACAAGGTTTTGTTCTCGTTGAACACAACCATCTTGTTGTTAACGGTGTCGAAGAATGGTGCCAACGAGCCGGATGACGGCGTGAGCGTTTTCAGCAGGCTAACAAGGTTGGTCGGCGCTGTCGGAATGGTTACAGATACGCCAGAGTAAACAACCTCTGATTTCTTGCGCGTGGTGGCATACTCAAGCGCAGATATTCTTGTTGAGTGATCACCAACTGTGCTTTGTAGCGTCGAAATACTTCCTTCTGCCGCTGTGAGCCTGGTATCAAGTGCGTCGATATCGGTTGTATTCTGAGTTATTCGCGCATCATGGTTTGCTAACTCAGATTCATTGGCAGCAATTCGCGTCTCGTGATCAGCCAGCTCTGTTTCGGCAGCCGTAATCCTTGTTTCATGATCTGCAAGAGTGATTTCCGCTTCTGCGATTCTATGTTCATGATTGATGAGAGTTGCTTCAGCAGCTTCAATTCTGGATTCATGGTTTGCAAGGGTGACATCCTGCTCATCATTCTTCACCTGTGCATCATAAGCCCCCTTCCCTGCTTCGTTGGCCTTGTTTGCCACGTTACCAACATCAGTACCCTGTGCGATAACGTACAGCAGATATGACTGCGAGAAGATATTGCGTGGAAGGACTGATATGTCGAGCCGCGTAGCCTGAATGATTACCGGCTCATTGAGATTCGAATCCGCCATTACTCAATCCTTATCTGGCAGCCAGACAGAGTGACAGGTGACTTCGTGATAACGCGCAATTTGAATCCGACATTTTTCCTGATGCGCCCAACTCGCTTCCACAAAACGCGTTTGTCGTAAACGAACGGTTCATTCTGCTCAATCATCTGCTCACGCCCGTAATTGATGCCGTCAGTAGTTGCAGAGAGGAACAGGCGGTCAGCATACTGCGCAACTCCAGTTGACGATTCAACTTCAAGGTCGAAAACTCTGGCGTTATCCGCTTTGAACAGAGGAGTAAACAGCAGATGTTCCTGTTGCTTGTCGTACTGGCTGCTGATGTCGAATTGCAATTTCCCGGTCACGGACTCCAGTTTATCGCCGCACGTTATCTGATTGCCTTCGTAAATGAAGTCGATAGCGCGGTACACATCGTCATACAGTCCTGTTTTCAGCACACACCATTGCGGACCATTAGCGCTTGAAGATGCGTCGTAAACAAGAACATGGCGCGGCAGGTGAATAATCAGCAACTCATGAGCATCAAACCGCAACGATTCCATCACGCCATCAGCCAGTTCATCAGCAGTGTAGGAGCGTAGTATTTTCTCAATGCTCGCGCTGGCGATTGGTGATACCTGACCGGAGCCGATGATGTATACAGACGGCGCACCCGTTGCCGGATTGCTGATGAACGCATAAGAATCAGCGAATGGCGTTTTGCAGTAAGTCCCGGCAATACCTTTCTGCACCATCAGCGATGGTTGTGCAACATACAAAGCGGCACCAACGGTGGTTGCACCAGTCAGGGAGAAATATTCAATCGTCGATGAACCAAAGCAGACGATGAAGTCTCGCCATGTTCCGATGCCGATGATGCCATCAGGCTGAGACTCGGCACGATATTGTGCGCTGTATCGGTCAGGATGTGATTCGTCTTCAAGGTCAGTGATAAACCATGAATCAGTGCCGTCTTTTGACCACGCATAACGCCCACGTAAGCGCGTAATGTCGCGGACTGAACCTAACTCATACTGCGTGAATCCGCTGTCTGTAGGCCAGTTTGAGACTGTTTTAACTGTGCCATCATAGCGGTATTCGACCAGTTGCCCGTTAACACCTACCGCCTGTGATGTCCGACCATGTGCCATTGATACGCGACCACTTCCTGCAACATCACCGACTTCACTTTCGCCCTTATACAACTTGCCACCACACACGCGATAAACGGCACTCTGCGCCATGTTGTACTCGACGCCGCGCGATACGCCGTTCACATCAGAACGTTTGGCAATGCCCGGGAATGAGCGAAGATATCCGCTGCTGTTCAGGATTTCTTTGGGTGTAGCCAGCATATTCACTGGCAGATAGTCGATATAGTCGGCATTTCGGAAGTCTTTGCCGACACCTTTCATAAGCGGAAGTTGCTGAATCGGCATTTATTCGCTCCCGTTATCGCAAGGTTCCTTCCGGTGGAAGTAATTCCAACCGTTCCACTTCGCCAACTGATTACCGCTACCAACAGGCATACGGTTTGGATAACCGGACTTACATTTGGCGGCTTTTGCTCTGTCCATTGCAGACAGTTTGACGAGTCGCTCTTTCCCGTATCTGGCAGTAGTTATAAGTTTTGCAGGTGCTTCCAGCGCATAATCCGGAGCAATGCGGCAGGCAAGGTTGAAAATGACAGCATTGATAGCGTTATTTGATAAACCGTGCTCATCGCCCGGATCTGGAGCGACATCTGCTTCAGCGAAAATGTAGCCAACGTTGATACCAGGTGACGCATCACCGCCAAGCCATTCAGCCATCATCATTTCAAGGTCGTTGACGCCGTCTTCCATAGACTGCGGTTCGACATCGGTTAACGTGGCATTTGATGCAACACCGAGCTTACGTAATGCTGCAAGGACTAAATCACCCTTCGTTGTCAGGTTCATCTGCTGCCGCCTTAGGTTTTCGACCAGGCTTTTTACGCTGTTTTTCTTCTGGCTCTGGCTCTGGCTCTGGCTCTGGCTCTGGCTCTGGCTCTGGCTCTGGCTCTGCAACATCCTTCAAAAGCTCATCAGGATGTGAAAACCAACCAGCATCCAGATATTCCTGAAGCTCTTCGGCTTTCACGATTTCAAAGTCGTATCCAACGCCTTTCCACTTCTTCATGTCGCCATGACGAAAGATCATGTGTGTCATGCTTGTCTCCAGATAAAAAAGGGAGCCGAAGCTCCCTCTGGTTATCACGCAGTCTGGTTAGGCAGACCAACACCAATTGCCTCTGGTCGTACAGCACATGCTGAATACCACACAGCAATACGGCACTTACCAGACAGAGTGTTGATATCACCCTGCGTTGCGAAGATGCCGTTAACACCAATACCAGGAATGCTGAAGGAAGACGTTTTCATGCCAGCAAACAGCTCATGGGTTACCGGGATCGGCTGAGACAGCAGACGGATTGAGTCATCAGCCCAGAACACGTTAGCGGTGGTTGTTGCCACGTTCAGAACGTTTACCGGAGTGGTATCAGCAAGAGAGGTGTTTACGTTAGCGTAAGCCTTCTCTTCTTTTGTCAGTGACGCGTCATCCAGCGCAATAGGCTTCGGCGTGATTTCGATGTGAGTACCATCGATCACACGGGTGATTGAGAAAGTCGCGTCATCAGTCAGCACGTTCTTCGCCATCTGAGACAGGAATTTCACGCCAGTGAAGCTGATTTTGTCGCCGCGCTTAAATCCGGTGGTGGAGGATACGGTCACCGTTGCAACACGGTTGTCGACGTTCTCTTTGTTACCATCGGTATCAAGAGTGTATGCCTGCGGCTTAAACTTCTGCGCACCAGAAACAGTTACACCAGTAGCGGTTGACTTGGTAACTGCCGGAAGTTTCGGTGAGCGAAGAATTTCATCAAAGCCAGCAATCTGACGCTGAATAGTACCGTTGCGATACGCTTCTTCAGGAACGCGCCCGAAGATGTCACCATCTACCAGGTTGCGGCCTGCTTTGCGGTAATCGTCAGGGTTCAGGAAGTAACTGATGCCCATATCGCGGTTTAGCTCACGGGAGAACATCAGGCGCTCTGCATCAGACACAAAATCCCAGCCAGACAGGCCAGTAGATGGACCAATTGCTCGGGTATCGTGAACAACAAGTGAGCCCATTTCAGTTGCCTGTTTGGCAATTGCTGACTCAATGTTATTCGCCAGTTTTTTAGCGGATGCCTGGATGCGGCGACGGTAAGAACGCTCATCACGCAGGTCATCTGCACGAAGCTCGAAGAAATCGTTATCCGGATCGCCCATGTTGCATTTCACGGACAGTTCCAGAATACCGGTAGCGTTGCCAGTTAAATCCCAGCCAGTCTGAGTTGGCGCTTCCTGCTCAACAGGCATCCACACGGTGTTGCTTGAACGTTGCATGGATTCTGCCGGAGGGGTGTATTTTGTCACTTTAGACGCCATTGGCGTCAGGTTCTGGACGGTTTCGATGATTTCATCCAGAGCATACGTGACCAGTTGACCTTCATTTAATGCCATTATCGAATTCCTTTATTCAGTTGCGCCTTGAACTTGCGGTATGTCTCTACATCCCCTTTGTTTGCTGCCGCTTCCATCTGCTTTTCAATCGCAGAGATATTTGCAGCAACAGCGTGTCCCTGAATGGGTTCATCAGGTAACGGGGCTTCTGAAACAGGCTTGGCTCGAGGCTTGAGAGTTAAACGTTCTGACAGTCGAGTGAGTTCAATCAGCGCGGATTGCCCGTCCATCGCCAGCAACTGGCGTGTTTTCTCAGGATTAGCACCAAGGTGATACATGAGAGCAGCGGATTTCTCCGGGAAGAGGCGCATGATGTCTGCACCGACTGCTGGCGGCACCAGTTGCATGAATGCATCCTCTTTCTCCTGATAGTCAGGGATATTGAGCTTTTCCGCTGCGTCGTAGTGCTTACGGGCTGCCTCGACGTATTGCGCTGATTGCTGGGTGAACTCCTGAGTTTTGCGACCCTGCTCGGCGACAGCCTGGCTTCGTGCGTCCATGGCCTTGATCTGCCATTCACTGTTTGCCTGCTGGAAGGCAGCCAGTGCGCGGCTCTGGTCATAGTCGTACTTAGCCAGTGCATCTTCGGAAAGATAATCGTTAGGGTCTGGTTGTTTTGGTAACTCAGGGTTCACCCGCAGGTGCTCCGGCAACTCTCCACGCTTAACCGCTTCCATCTGCTGCTCAAGCTCACGCTGGCGTTTGCGTTCGATGCGGCGACGGGCAAATTCAGCATTAGTTGCCGGGTCTTGTTTTGGTTTCTCATCGTCTTTCAGGACAATCTCGAAGCCTTCTTCCTGACCTGTGTTGTCGTTGGCATTATCGACAACTAAGCCATCAGCAGATGCCGCTGCATGATTGCCGGGCAGGGTTAATTCTTCAGAAGCCTGAATGTCGGTGGTTTGGTCCATGATTAACTCTCTCTTATTGAGGTGTCTCGGCTACTCCGCCGGAGGGGATTTGAACTTGACGCATAAGATTCGCGAAATCCATGCGTTGTGAATGAGTCTGGTCTGCATCTTTAAGAAGCAGCTCAGCGTTAGCACGAGCATCTTTGCTGCGCTGTTGCTGGAATTGACCTACGAGCTTGAGGTACTCACGCAGTTCTGCCTGCTTGTCGAGGTCCATATTGTTGAAGATTTCTGCAATCTTCGCGGCGTTGAGTTGGTTTTGGGCTTCAACCTTGGCGGCTTCAACCTGAATCTGCGCCTGTTGGTTCTCTGCCTTGATCAATTCAGCCTGACCTTGCAGAAGGATACCCTGCGCCTGAATTTGCTCTGCTGATGGCTGCTGCGGCTGTTGTTGTGCCTGCTGTACCATCTCCATCTCTTCAGGTGTTTCTGGTTTCTTCAGCCCCATCATCACCAGTTGCTTGTTAGCGTACTCTCGCATCATCTCGACGCCTTTACCGTCAAGCAGCGTGAAGTATTGCAGCATCAGCATCTGGAACTCTGGAGTACCTTGCGGAACCTTAGTGAGCAATTCCTGAATCTCTGCGCGGTTCTGTTCCTTCATGCTCTGGAAGGATGGCCCAACGTCCGTATAGCACTCATAGCGACCGCGAATGTCGTTGAGTGTGACCACATTACCGGACTGGTAATCTACAACTTGTGCGTAGAGTTGAACGTCTTTCTCGCTTCCATCTTCAAGTGTCAGCGTTACATGACGAGGAACGTCATAAATATCGTTGACCATTGAGGCATAAATCTCGCCATCACGTCGCATTGCGGTAGCTAGGTTATCCTGAAACACGTATGTCTCAAGGTCTGCCCGCATGTTCAGTTGATTGACGGTATCGAAAGCGACCTGAGAGTTTGCTGCCTGCGCATCCACACCAAGACTAGCCACCTCTTTCACTGCGTTGGTGGCAGCCTCAAGCATGTAAGCGTTGGCTTGCGGCACTTCAGGGTTTTCCATGTAGGAGATTGGACCAATCGGCAGGTCGTTACCGTTTTCATCGGTCCTGTTCTGCAGATAGTAATGATAGTCATCATTTCCACCGTACATGTATTCGTAGCCTTCGATTTGCTCAGGGAAGAAGGTCGGTTTCTTCTTCGGTGAACGAGCAACAATATCGGCGTTGAATGACATGATCATGTTACGAAGGCGTTGACCGTCTTTCGTCAGCCTTACCACTCCTTCGTAGCACTCCTTGTCACCAGCGAATGACCATTCGCCATACACTGGAACGATTGGAATATGCTCTCCGGCTATCTTCTCGCGGTCTTTCAGTATCTGCGTGCAGGTGATGATCGACTTATACACACGCCGACGCTTCACCTTGCGCTCTGCTACCTTAATGAATCCACGATTAGCCAGGTCGTCGATGACGTCTTTGATATCCTGCTGGTAATAGCTGACCGGCTCACCTGTCAGCGGGTCGCGGTAGATGAAGACTTTCTCTTTCTTCTCTTCTACCTCGTAATACTCAGCGACGTAGACGACATCATTCGATACCCACGGAAACAGCCATGTATCGTTTGGATTCTGGAAAGATGGCAGCGTGTCAGGATCAATACCGTAATCCTCTGCGAACTCTTTCCAGCCATTGCGTGACAAGGCGTTAATCACCGTGCAGTGCTTAGCGTCGCTCTTATCCATCTGCTTGCTGTTTGCGTCCCATATGACGTGTGAGCAGGCTTCATGGATTGGCAGGCGTCGGATTACCTGATTGTTGCTTGTTGGATCGTTGTCTTCGTACTGTGTGACCAGACGCCATGCACCAACGCCGGACTCTATCTGCTCACGAACGCCAACGTTAACGGCAATCTTTGCCGTGTTATGGCGCATATCAGTACGATACATCCCCATCAACACATCGGCTGCATCAGGATTAGCGCCGTCTTTGGGTCGGAAGAGAACGTCGATAGGGTTCCGGCGCATCTCTGCGACCAGTTTCCTGACCACCGGGCGGACAACATCGAATTGTCCGCGATATTGCAGGGTGGTGTAGTTTGATAGCCAGTCATCCCATTGCGACACTCGGCTAAAATACAGGTCATTTGTCGCCTCGGTTCTGGCTTCATCGCTCGCCATCCAGTCCGCGTCAAACTTACACAGAATGGAATTGAGTCTGTTTTCGTCGGCCATTTAAGTTCTCCGTGCGATGGGCCTGATTGGGGCTGGTATCTTTTTCTCTTTTGGTTTTTTGATGTCGCGCATCATTTTTGCGAAGCGGCGCATCATGTATGCATAGCGAACGGCGGATAGCACGTCGTCGTTAAGCTTGACGATTTTCCCGTTTTCATCACGGTGATAGAGGCGGAACTCCTCAAAGAATGGCTCACAGGTGTTGAATACTTTGAAGCGACCGTCGAGCATCATGTCTCGCAATTCAGTGATGCCAGGCTCAACAGCATTACCTCCATCAGGCCATGTTGCATGCTCCTGCAACATCATAAAACCAGCGTCCGCGTACTGCCCTTTAAGCTGCTCACCGCCGCCCTTCTCGTGCTGGTTTCCGTCATGAGGCCATGCGGTTGGCACTTTATGCGCCCATGATTTAACAGCTCCCCACGCCTGAACGGCTGTCTTCTCTTTCGCCTTCCACACGCGTGAAACGTAGATTGTGTCTGCGTCCTTATCCCACCAAAGCTGAACCTGCGCCTGCGGGTGATCCCATCCGAAATCCATCCCGCCAATTACGTAGAAGTGATCAGGACACTCGAACGGCTGACACTTAATAGTCTCTTCCGGTATCTGGAAGATTCGACCACTACCCATCGTAGGAATACCGCGAGCACGCGCCTCTCTCTCATGCTCAGGATAAGATGCGATGATTTGCTCTTTCTGTTCGTCTGTGTAGTGCTCAGCGTCGTAGATGGTCATGTTGACCACTTTCTGCGACTTGCTGGGATTCTTCAGGAACTTGGTAACAACGTCAGACATCCCCATCAGCGGGGTAAACGTCAGAATTGAGAATTGCCCGTATTTGTTGGTACGGGTAAGCCCTTCGCCATAAATGCTGTATGGTGGTTCTTCGTCAAACCACACACCGTGGATTGTGTCACCCTGCCAGCGAGCACGGCCTTGCGAGTATGGTTTGAAGTAGCAGATTGAAATACCATCTTCAATGCCATCAGCCGTGTGATGCTTAACCAGAAGGTGATCAACAAGGTTCGGAAAGAAAGGAGACTTCTTCCAGCTAATGATGTCTTCTTTCGGTATGGAACCGTAGCCAGGCTCATCATTCTCTTCGATACGACCGCACAGGATGCGTTGAGTCGTTTTGGTTACAGTCTCGTTTGTCTCGCCGCCAATCCAGAAGACAACAGGCTCATAGAAACGCTTACCTTTCCACTCACCGCCATATTTACCATCAGCAGGATAGCCTTTTGTGCCCGGATAACGCCCTGTAAGGTGAAACGCGACTTCAGCAGCACCAGTAAATGACTTACCAAGCTGGTTACCAGCCATAAAACAGCGCTCTGGATAGTCATGCCCGGCGTCGATGAACTCACGCTGTTTGCTGTATGGCGTAAATTCATATAGCAGGTGTGTGTTCCGGTAGTTCTCTTCTTCTTCGAGTAGCTCGAGCAATTCGATTTGCTCTTCGTCGCTCAGGTTATCAAGAATCGCGTCCAGTTCCACGGTTGAATAGCTCCTTGATACGAGAGCGCCGCTTATCGCGATCTCCCTTATCAGGTGTCACGTCTTCAACTTGCGACTGCTCTTTGAGGCCCAAATCACGGGCGATGATGTTAGCGTTGAGAAGGTCAGCGGCTGCGCCAGAGAATTTCTGGTCGTAGATGACCTGTTCTGCTCGCGTAACGACTTCAGATAAATCTTCTCGCAGGCGATATGTGCGCCATGTTTCAAGCGTCACATCAATGAACAGAGTGAGGCCGGTAATGGTCATCGCTCGCATCTTGGCGATAGGCTCTTGTATCACTTCACCCTGATACGAGAACGCCTTCATCTCCCATAGCGGGTTAGCTTCCACCCACTCGAAGTATTCACAACAAGCAGCCCACAGCGCCTCAGGCGATTCGAATTTAGGATTTCGCCCATGACTACTGCGGGCCTCCCAAAATCGGTTGCCCTTTGGTGCTGCCATATTTATCTCACTTAGTTGTCATTTCAGGTTGAGGGCTCTTTCTCGCCTTCAATCAGTGACTGCTTCAGCAATTCGAGTGTGCCAATCGCCTCGCATAAACTGATTTCACCATCGTAATCATGAATGACGCTTTCCAGCCGCTCGTATAGCTCTTGAGTAATTGGGAATTTCTTCTCCTTACCCAAATTGATTACGCGGCTCACATCATGCTCCGGTAGTGAACAGGTCTAACGCTTCCTTCGATTTACGCACCGCTTCGAATGTGCGGATCGTGATATCTGAATTAGCGCCGCCTGACTGGAAGTGAATTTTGAATAGCTCAAGCTTCAGCTCGTCAGTGCCAATGAATTGAAATGCTTCCTCTGCGGCTGCGTTCTGGTTCATGACCAGTTTGTAAATCTCTAACTGGAATTTCTGTTCTTCAGTCATGGGAATAATCTCTGCCATTATTGGCTCCGTTTATCCGTTAAAAGGGATATCAGTTAAGTTATCCCGTGTAGGGTATAAGCCATTATCAAAGCCACTCTGTAGGGAATGGCTTTTGTAATAACTACCGTTCGCTTAGCTTCTGCTTCAGCAAGTAACCTTCGAGCATCCAGATTTTGTTTACAGCATTCTGCCGGGCAATCTTCCGACCAATTTCTGCATCAAAGTTTTCCGGGCTTGCACAGGCACTCTCTCCGGTGACGGTGAAGCCATTCTTCAGCACCAGTACGCAGAAAGTCAGGAGGTCTGTAGATTTATGCGCTGTCCATGAATCGCCAACGCCCATATTGGCAGCACGAATGCCGTCATAAGCAGTAAAGAAATGCTCTTCAAGAATGATGCTTTCGATATATTGAGGCGTAACTCGCGGAGCGGTTTTGCCTTTCTCAACGATTTCTTTTTCGATTTGCTGGTCGTTCATAATTATGACCCTGTAGAGTGGTTGCTTGATTAGGATGTCTTTCCATCAGTCCGCCACCACAAAGAATCTTTTTTGCCATAAGGCTGGAGGTTCATCTTTCAGTGGCTGCCAGTGTTATTTCCCCACTTACTGTCTTGGGTTGTTTCGCTGTACTGCCGTTAATTGGTGGCCCAGAATAAATTCCGGTTTCATTATCAAGCCCACCCGTTGATGGGCTTTGTAATGACTACAGTAACGAACTGCACAATGCGCCTGTATTTCGAGGATGACGTCCAAATACGTTAATCTTCTCGCGAACGCTCTCACTACACATTCGCTCTACAATTCGCCAAACAGCCTTTTCAGGTAAAAATTTCGGCGCTAGTGCTGAAATAGCACGCCACAGATCCCGACTAAGCGAGCACGCTGTGCTACCGAAACTAAAGATGGCGAACGAAATAGACGTGATAAACGCCCAGCAACCAGAGAGAAAAGTTGAGATGCGGTGATAAAGCTTAGTCATGTATTGCTCCTGTTTTTTTGGTTTTCATCGCCCGATCATTTCAGGCATTGCGTCCTGATGTATTCCTGCAGGTAGTTAACCTGCGCGGTTATCCTGTCGATTCCGCTTCGGAGACGGTAATAATTGAGTTCAGCATCTGCTGTAAGTCTTGGGCTTTCTCCATCGCCCATGCTGCTGGCTCCGGTCGTTGACTTTGCACAGGTGGCGGCGACTTGCAGGCGCTTACGACCAGCAGAAACATCAGCACGGAGACTTTCGATAGTCGCGTTAGCATCAGCAAGCTCCTTTGTATATCTGGCATCGAGTTCTGCTACGTCACGTTGACGCTTCTGCATGTCAGCGATGATGGATGTAGCTTTATCGCGCTGTTCTTTGTAGGCGATTGCATTATCACGGTAATGATTAACAGCCCATGACAGGCAGACGATGATACAGATAACCAGAGCAGAGATAATCGCGGTGACTCTGCTCATACCTCAATCTCTCTGACCGTTCCGCCTGCTTCTTTGAATTTTGCAATCAGGCTGTCAGCCTTATGCTCGAACTGACCATAACCAGCGCCCGGCAGTGAAGCCCAGATATTGCTGCAACGGTCGATAGCCTGACGGATATCACCGCGATCAATCATCGGCAAAGCGCCACGCTCCTTAATCTGCTGCAGCGCAACAGCGTCCTGGCTTTTGGGAGAGAAGTCTTTCAGGCCAAGCTGCTTACGATAGGCATCCCACCAACGGGAAAGAAGCTGGTAACGTCCGGCTGCTGTTGATTTGAGTTTGGGGTTTAGCGTGACAAGTTTGCGAGGGTGATCTGAGTAATCAGTGAATAGCTCTCCGCCAACAATGACGTCATAACCATGATTTCTGGTTTTCTGACGTCCGTTATCAGTTCCCTCTGACCACGCCAGCATATCGAGGAACGCCTTACGTTGATTATTGATTTCCACCATCTTCTACTCCGGCTTTTTTAGCAGCGAAGCGTTTGATAAGCGAACCAATCGAGTCAGTGCCGATGTAGCCGATGAACACGCTCGTTATATAAGCGAGATTGCTACTTAGTCCGGCGAAGTCGAGAAGGTCACGAATGAACCAGGCGATAATGGCGCACATCGTTGCGTCGATTACTGTTTTTGTAAACGCACCGCCATTATATCTGCCGCGAAGGTACGCCATTGCAAACGCAAGGATTGCCCCGATGCCTTGTTCCTTTGCCGCGAGAATGGCGGCTAACAGGTCATGTTTTTCTGGCATCTTCATGTCTTACCCCCAATAAGGGGATTTGCTCTATTTAATTAGGAATAAGGTCGATTACTGATAGAACAAATCCAGGCTACTGTGTTTAGTAATCAGATTTGTTCGTGACCGATATGCACGGGCAAAACGGCATGAGGTTGTTAGCGCAGCCTCTTGCCACCCGCTTTCACGAAGGTCATATGTAGAAGGCCGCAGCATAACTATCACTGATGAGTTCAGGATAGCCAGTGGCTACGGCTCAGTTATGGTGCTGGTTAACGGACTTGAACCGCTACCCATTCGCTTACAAGGCGACTGCTCTACCATTGGAGCTAAACCAGCATATTTGGCGGGACAGCGTGGACTCGAACCACGATAAGAAGGTTAACAGCCTTCCGTAATGACCTTTACACGACTGACCCAAATAAAAAAAGCCACCGTTGCAACTTAAGAGTCACTAACGGCAGCTTATGCCAATAGTGTTGCTCATTTGCTCAATGATGTCAACACGTTCTATGCTACATGTTTAATTTTCTCTACACGTTTCCGATTTTTAAACGCACTATCCAGAACCGGGTAAATCATAAACAACGAGGCATTAAGGATTTCGTCAACTTCCCGTCGACAGGTTGCGAGCGATGGTTTTTGAATGCGCCCGCCGCCACGGCATAACATCTTGCGAGGTCTTGCGACGCGATGATAGTAAGATGCAATGGCGTGCTTGGAAGAGCCATGAGCGTAGTAGCTGAGGAGGATTCCAAAGGCTTTCTTGTCAATGTACATGACGGAATCGACGACCTGAGAAATCAACATTCCATCATCATCATTACACATTGGCCTTGTCATAACTCTTCCCGGCTCTACGCTCTCCATGAACTTCGCTATTACGCTGCTCATGCGCTTTTCCAGACGACCTGAATAAACCCATGCGCCCCACAGTTCAAGCCAGCCATTCAGCCACTCATGCTGTTCTTTGGTGAGGTTTAGTTCTCTTATGCCCACGCGCCTTCTCCCTGTACCTGAATCAATGTGAGATTTCCGCAGAACACTGCCCCAGTATCGATATACATCTGGTTGGCAAATTTGAGTGGTTTCACTGCTGGCGTATGACCAAAGATAAACGTGTCCGCGCCTTTAATTTCTTTAACGATCCCGTCTTGTGAGTTGCTGATTCGTTCGCGGTTCCAGATTACCTGCTGATGATCAACTGGCTTTCCAAATTCGTATTCGTCACAAGGATAATCGGCGTGGCAGATGACATATTTTTTACCTTTGCTCACCAGTTCGATGATTAACGGAAGTTCTTCTGCTTTATGGGCAAGAGCTTTAGCCAGAATTTCTTTGTCGTAATCGAGATTAAAGAACCAGCCACCGCCATTAAACAGCCAGTGATTGACGTTTCCACGCTCTGATAAGCCATCAATCATCATTTGCTCATGGTTTCCACGTACAGCTCTGAACCAGGGGAATGTGATTAATTCCAGGCATTCAACGTTCTCTGTACCGCGATCGACCAAATCGCCAACCGAGATAAGCAGGTCTTTTTTGGTGTCGAATCCTCTCGTCTCCAGTTTTTTCATCAGGTTCGTGTAGCATCCGTGCAGATCGCCAACTACCCAAATATTTCGGTATTTGCTGCCATCAATTCTTTCGTAATAGCGCATCTCTTTCACTCCATCCGCGATGAACCATAAGAACGTCGTTGACGATGGCGTGCATTTTCCCGTCTTTATCATCAACGTATTTTCTTACCGTGCCGCGACTACATTTCAGTCTGCGTGCCACTTCTGTCTGGTTTCCGTATGCTTCAACGAGCATGTCTGGAATGGTTTTTACTGAGAACGTCATGCGGCCTCCAGTAGCTCTGTAATCATTGGCAAACTCCCGCATGTTTCAGTCACAACCAACACAAGCATTCCACCTTTAATCGCCTGATAGCGCTTGATGCGCATATCGTCTATCTGACCGTCATCCAGCCAGAAGCCCGCACTGGTGAGTGCGTCAAAAACGGCTTTGGGCAGATTGTCCAAATCTCGTTTGCGGTTATCGGGAGGTGCTGCGTGGATGGTTATTCTGATGCGAGGTGTGATTTTGATGTCTAGCTGTTGTTGCTGGATTAATTCGATTACTTCTTTTCGGTATCTCTTCCCCCAGTCGCTGATGTAGTGGATCCCTCTTGAGTGTCGCCAATATCGGTTGTTTGAAGGAGGCCACGGCAATTTTATTCGGTAGGTTTTCATGACTTAATCTTCCCCTCCTTCAGCAGTATCGCCTGCGTCCTGATCACACCTTCGAGGTGGTAAAGTCTGGCGTCTTTGTTGTCGAGATTATGGGTGCGTCGGTCGATTTCATCGTGACACGCGCTACAAGCCCATGCTCCGATCAGGTCGTCAGGTTTCATTCCCGTTCCGCAAATTCCAGCCATCCGGTAATGTGCCAGAACTGTAGTTTCAGGGTTGCCATTGCATACGCCGTAAATACGTACCTGGCATTCTCTGCCGCGTGCTTCTTTGCGTAGATTAGCCATTAAGCAGCCTCCCCTGTTACTTTCAGCATTCCGTTATCGAGCAGCTTTCTGGTCAGCCACTGTTGACCACGCCCGGTGATTTTTGTGGTGAACGATATCTGTATTCCGTGATTTGTGTTGACCGCTGTTTCTTTCACTGTGAAATAGCCGCGCTCCATATATTCCTGCATTGGCACATTTCGCCGGGAACCTGAAGCAATAAGGATTTTGTGATCTCGCATCCACGCAAACAGTTTGTTTGGACCAATTCCAACAACCTTTGCAAAGTTTCCAATCAAAATTCCGCTGGCCTCGCCAACGCGATCGGCAAACTCAACTTTAGGTGCGGCAATTGCGAGCTGGTTTTCCAGTTGCATTTTCTGCTCAGCAAGGTCAGCAGCAAGGCGCAACGCTTCTGGTAGCGTTTTTGGGATATTAACCGCAGTTTCTTCAAGCTCTCGCCAACGGTCAACAAGACGAGCGGTGAATTCCGGCGACAACTGGGCAACAACGACAATACTGTCTCGCTTACCTTGTTCGCCTTCGAAGACGTAATGCTCGTACTGAACATTGAACCCTAAGTTATTGATTCTTTCGAAAACCTCAATTTGAGGAAGCCGGATAACACCATTTTTAGCCAGCGTTTCGATGGTACGCTTCACATTGTCATGACGCTTACCAACCAACTCAGCGATTTCAATGCTTGTCATTTTGATGGCATTGCCATTTATTAACTCATTCATCGTCTTCTTCCTCGTACATTGAACTATTCGGATCGCTCATCAGTTCTGCGCAGCAATCGGAGCACACGTGAACTTCCAGCACATGCAGCTTCTGACCGCAGTTAGCGCACGTTAAAGCTCGCTCGACGCTTTCTTGTTCGTAACTTCGATTTGGGTCAATCACCTTGTTTCCTCGCACGATGTCTTAGCCACCGGATATCCCACAGGTGAGCCGTGTAGTTGAAAGTTTTTACGTCAGATTCTTTGGGGATTGGCTTGCGTTTATTTCTGGAGCGTTTCGTTGGAAGGTATTTGCAGTTTTCGCAGATGATGTCGGTGATACTTCGTCGCTGTCGTCTCATGCCGCCCTGTCTCCCCATCTCGCTTTCCATTCCATAGCCAGTCTCGCTTCGTCTGACCACTTAACTCCACGCTCTGTACCGAATGCCTGTATAAGCTCTAATAGCTCCGCAAATTCGCTTACACGCATCCTGCTGGTTGACTGGCCTATTACCACAAAGCCATTCCCGGCAAGGTTAGGAACAACGTCCTGCTGCTTTAATGCTGCGGTAAACACACACTTCCAGCTTTCTGCATCCAGCCAGCGACCATGCCATTCAACCTGACGAGAGACGTCACCAAGGCAAGCCCAAAGCTTTCGGTTTTGGTCTAAGCTGCGGTTGCGTTCCTGAATGGTTACTACGATTGGTTTGGTTGGGTCTGGAAGAATTTGCTGTACTGCGTGAATAGCGTTTTGCTGATGTGCTGGAGATCGAATTTCAAAGGTTAGTTTTTTCATGACTTCCCTCTCCCCCAAATAAAAAGGCCTGCGATTACCAGCAGGCCTGTTATTAGCTCAGTGATGTAGATGGTCATACGTCAGCCCCTTGTGCATATCGTCTGCCACGCGCAGCAGGTGCATTTGATGCTGTGCAAATCTGTCTGGCTTCGTCTTGGTCACATGCAACAAAGTGTCCGTTGCAGAATCGCTGGTAAACCGTACCAAGCGAGCCAAAACGGTTTTTCGTCACGATGATTTCAGCAAATGGCGCGGCGCTACTGTTCTCGTCATATACCGCTTCCCGATAGAGCATGATGATTGAGTCTGCGTCCTGTTCAATGCTTCCTGAATCACGCAAATCTGCGTTTGTCGGGCGTTTGTTTGGTCGCTTCTCAACATCGCGCGAAAGCTGACTCAGGGAGATAACAGGCGTTTTCAGGTCTTTCGCCATCGCCTTAAGGCTTCCTGAGATGTGAGCAATTGCGAGGTCGTTACGGTCTGCTTTCGGCTTCTCAATCAGGCCAAGATAATCCGCCATGATTAGTGACAGGTTTGGATTTTCCTGTTTATGCCGTTCTGCGATTGAGCGTATTTCTTCGACCGATAACCGCGAGGCATCGACTACCCATACATCCAAATCTGCAAGCTGACTCATGCCGTTAGCAACACGCGCCCAGCCTTCGTCATCCATCGATGCAGGATTTCGCAGCACGCTAACCGACATCCTCCCGGCGTTGGCAATGCTCCGCTCTGCAATCTGCAATGCGCTCATTTCCATCGAAAAAATCAACACTCCGCGCCGGACGTCAGAACCAGGAATAACGCGGCTTGCAACGCCTTCGGCAATCTTCAGCGCCAGTTCGGTTTTCCCCATACCAGGACGAGCGGCGATTATCACCAGGTCTTCCGCGTTCATCCCTCCGGTGATAGCGTCAAGTTCTTCGATTCCGGTCTTCAGGGTATCGGACTCTTCTCCGTTCCTCAGACGCCTGTCAAGCGTGTCAGTGTAGTCAGTTATGATTTCCCCTAACCGTACAGGTTTAACCTCGTCACGGGGCTTTCTGATGGCTGAAAGACGCTTTACAAGTTCATCCATCGCCTGACTCGATGCGTCGATGGTTCCGCTCTGAATTGGTTCACGCATTTCATCCATGATTTCCAGCACCAGACGGCGGTGATAGTTATCCGCGACCATTCCGGCATATCCCTTCAGGTTTGCGGAACTCGGGCAGTTTTTGCTGGTCATCAGGATTGACGTGAAATGCTCCTCTCCGCATTCCTCAGCAACCATCAGCGCGTCGATTAGGTTTCTGTTTCGCGCCTGCTTGCGGATAACCTCGAAGGCTTTCCGGTAGAGCGGAATTGAAAACGCCTCCGGCTCCAGCGTTGCCAGAACGTCGCTGGCAGTTGGCGTTAATCCACCAATCAGCAGGCCACCGATAACGCTCGCTTCGATATCCTGTCTCATGCTATCCCCCTGTCTGCAAACTTCCCTTCCCGAACTCCCGTTAACGAATCTTCCCTCAGCAGGTAATCAAAATCTGCCGTCCAGCCCGTGTCGTTGTCTCCGAAGTAAAACGGCTTGGCCTGATGCACAAACGCCCTGACATACGCTCTGAAACCGTCCACGTTTGGCGTTTTCAGTTGCGGGATGATTTTCTTCAGGCGGCGTTTGCGTTTCTCGTTGACCGCAACAGCGTGTGGAAGTCTGTCACCGACTTCGGTGTTGTAGGCGTTCAGGAAGGATTCGTAGTCGATTCGTTCTGCCTTGCGACGTTCAGGTTTAACCTGCCCATCGCCGCCCCCGTTAGGGGGTAAGGGGGTATTTGTATTTATTGTCTTTTGTGTTTGACTGATTCGGTAAATTGCTTTTTACCGATTTGGTGAAGGTTTGTTTTACCGAATTGGTAAATGTTTTACCGAATCCGTTAACTTTCGTTTTCCACTCGGAAATGTTTGTATTCATACCAACTTGACGCCCCACCTGAATGAGAACTCCCATTCTGATAAGCTCGTTTTTGGCGGTAGAGCATTTGGTTGGTGCCATGCCAGTGAGTTCAGCGAACTGTTCGTTTCCGATCCAATCTATTTTTTTGTTGTAACCGTATGTCTTGCGCCACACAGCCATAACAATCAGTAACTGATGTAGAGTAAGTCCAGAAAGCATGGCGGCTTCTAACAGTGTGTTTGCAGTCCGAGTGTAGCCATCTTCGAGTTCTGCCACGCGATGCTCCACGACCTCCAGTTGAGGCCTGTAATCAGCTAACTTAACGACGCCCATGTTTCACTCCTGCTTTGGCTAGTCTGTAAACACCAACAAGGCGCTCTGCGAACGCCCTGTTATTTGCTGCGGCTACCACTAATCCCTCAGGTGAATCAGGGTGTCGAATCTCTTCTTTTTCCTGGTATTTCTTACGACGTTTTGTCATAATTACTCCTGTGGATTGATCCAGTCTTTCTACATCAGGCCTCGAAGAATTCGCCGTTCTTCGGGGCTTTTTCTTTTGTCAGCATTCTGGCTACTTTCTTAGCCAGTTCCGCCAACTCCTCGTCTTCAACACCCCATTCAAGAACAGCCAGAAGCATTCCCATTTTTGGGATGAAGCTGTCTTTCCATCGCGAAATTTGCGATTCATTAATCCCTAACGCGTCGGCAACCTTTCGCTGACCACGCACAGCAATTCTATTCAGGATGTTGCTTGTAATTGCATTCGCTTTCTTGCGAGTACTTGTAAGTTCCATATGTAAGTATTTCCTTAACAAATAAGAAGTTATGCGCATCAACTTATGCGCGTTGTATTCCCGCATTTCGGCGGGAATGAGGACCATGACTGTTAAAGAGCAATTTGCTTATGCCGCTTTGCGGTAAGCGCTTTCTTGATACTTCAGGGCGCCAGCTGTAACGACTTCCAGTCGATAGGCGTCTTTCTCTGGGATGACTTCCTTCCACTGAGAGACTGCTGCGTCGCTAATGCCTAACGCTTTAGCTACAGCACGCTGGGTTCCGAAGTGGTCGATAACATCTTTCTTGTACATAGACTCGCTCCGAAATTAAAGAACACTTAAATTATCCACTAAAGGAATCTTAAGTCAAGTTTATTTAAGATGTCTTAACTATGAAAACTCAATTGATGGGAGAGCGCATTCGCGCTCGGAGAAAAGAACTCAAGATCAGGCAGGCCGCACTTGGAAAGATGGTCGGCGTGTCTAATGTTGCCATATCTCAGTGGGAACGCTCTGAGACAGAGCCAAATGGAGAGAATCTTCTCGCCCTGGCTAATGCGTTGAAGTGTTCCCCTGACTATCTGATGAAAGGAGAGGAAAGTCTTTCAAACATTGCCTATCACAGTAGGCATGATCCAAGAGGGTCATACCCTCTGATTAGCTGGGTGAGCGCAGGATGCTGGATGGAAGCTGTAGAACCATATCATAAGCGTGCAATAGATAACTGGTACGATACAACCGTAGACTGTTCAGAAGATTCGTTTTGGTTGGACGTGAAGGGAGACTCAATGACGGCTCCGGCCGGTCTCAGTATCCCTGAAGGAATGATAATACTCGTCGATCCTGAAGTAGAGCCGCGTAACGGGAAACTGGTAGTTGCAAAGCTCGAAGGAGAAAACGAGGCAACTTTCAAGAAGTTAGTTATTGATGCAGGCAGGAAGTTTCTAAAACCACTTAACCCACAATATCCGATGATCGAGATCAACGGAAACTGCAAAATCATCGGCGTAGTTGTCGATGCAAAACTAGCAAACCTTCCATAAGGGGGCATTCGCCCCTTTTTTTATTTCCTTTAAAAATCAAAGCCAAACTTAAGTTACGAAAGAAAATTTAAGTTTTCTTCAAAAATACTCTTGACCATTAATTAAAGAGATCTTAAATTTAAGCCATCAGCAGGACGCTGGAAGCCAAACGGAACAGATTGGCAGGCTCTTTAACATTGATGGGGTTGTCCCGCCGAAATGCGGGAACCAAAGAGTAGTTGGCTTTGGGGTGACGTGAAGTGCAGCTGCACGACGGCAACCGGAAGATAAGCACCCGGCGCGTCACCGCCAAAGTCAATTCCATGGGCGAAATGCAGCCGCCAAACACAGCCAATGCTGCACATGCAACAGGAGGATTTATGTGAATGCATAACTTCAAAACCGAGGTTAATTAAATCTCTCGATCCGAGCATCGACCTATTAGTTGGCGAGATGCTCTTTCTGCCCCTCAATTCGAGGGGCCAGAAACCACTTTGCAATCACTATCAATTCCAAAGTTGTTTCATCGGAGGTCAACATGACAGTAGTCATTACATATCTGGCTGACGATAACGCCAGAAATCGCCGCAGAGCACGCAGACAGGCTCAACGTGAACAGGCAATGCAAGAGCAGCGACTGGCGCGAAAAATTGCGCTAAAGCTCTCTGGTTGCGTCAGAGCAGACAAAGCAGCATCACTCGGAAGCCTTCGCTGCAAGAAGGCAGAAGAAGTCTATCATAAACAGAATCGTATTTACTACCGCAAGCCACGCAGTGAAATGGGTGTGACTTGTGTTGGTCGCCAGAAAATGAAATTAGGCAGCAAACCACTTATTTGAGGTGAGATATGACAAAATCATGGAGCGTACCTTTTTCTGAATCAGAAACTGAACATGATGGAATGCCTGTTTTCTGGAGATTCCAGGCGACAGTTGAAGAAGATGGGATAAAAATATTCGCACTTCAATATATAGCTTTTCATCAGACAGAGCATTATGCATGGTTGGTTCCTGCGCATTGGATTGTTAATTTTAAACCAGCACCAAATCAGTGGTTACAGGAATGGAAACAAAGGAGAAATAGATATGCAATTAAGAAAGTAGCAAAAAATGCAGAAAGATCTTTTGCATTCCCAACGAAGAAACTTGCTATTGAAAGTTTATTGCGCCGGAAGAAATACCATTTAATGAGAATAAAACAAGATTTGGCTGTTGTATCAACTCTTGTTGATGGGATGAAAAATATTGATACATCAACACCAGATATTGAATATAACTTTGGACACAACCAAGAAACAGAAAATTGGGTATTTTATTAGTACGAATAAGCACTGTGTATTCATTCCAACGAGTGAATACACGGAGCAATGTCGCTCGTAACTAAACAGGAGCCGACTTGTTCTGATTATTGGAAATCTTCTTTGCCCTCCAGTGTGAGGGCCTTTTTATATGCATACCAATAACGCTTCACTTGAGGCGTTTTCGTTATGCAATCAAACAGAAGGAGCATCCTATGCAACAGTTCGCTATTGCAGGGGCGGCATCGGTTCGCCCTTTCAACCCAATTTTATCGGTGCAGCATTCACGAAAAAACATTTTAACCGGAGCAGACTTTAAACAACCAAGAATGAAAAGTTTGCTCGAAAAGCTTTGGGATATTTTGAAACAACAAGGCCGTCCATGAGTTTTACAGATAACTGGTCAGACGAAGAATTCATTCGTCAGATGAAAGAATTAATCGGCAACGAAGGAGATATTCATGTCACTTGCAACCACAGTGAAGGAGAGCAAGTTACAGAGGCGCATGTACACGCAGAAAGCTCTCTGGTATCGCCATAATGGCGACCGCGAAGGAATGCGGGTATGCCTTAATTTGTCCCGAGTCGAAGTATTAAATCAGCGTTATTTCCTTGGGCCGTGTCCATTCTGAGGTGAATTATGGATTTGAACAAATTCGATGAGCCATTCAGCCCTGAAGATATCGAATGGCGAATACAGCAAAGCGGTAAAACACGCGATGGCAAGGTGTGGGCTATGGTGCTGGCTTATGTCACGAACAGGGCAATCATGAAACGCCTGGACGATGTTTGCGGCAAAGCAGGATGGCGCAATGAATACCGCGATATTCCCAACAACGGCGGAGTTGAATGCGGCATATCAATCAAGATTGATTCCGAATGGGTAACCAAATGGGATGCTGCTGAAAACACGCAGGTAGAAGCCGTCAAAGGTGGTCGTTCCGGTGCAATGAAGCGTGCTGCCGTTCAGTGGGGAATCGGTCGGTATCTGTATAACCTTGAGGAAGGTTTCGCACAAACATCTCTCGATAAAAAGCAGGGATGGCACAGGGCAAAACTGAAAGATGGAACAGGATTTTACTGGTCCCCTCCATCGCTGCCGGGATGGGCAATGCCAGCATCTGGCAATCAACCATCACCAGAAAATACCAACCAGAAATCTCCATCGGTTGACTGCGAACAAATCCTGAAAGACTTCAGTGATTATGCTTCGACAGAAACTGACAAGAAAAAACTCATAGAACGTTATCAGCATGACTGGCAATTAATGGCTGGCAATGAGGATGCGCAGGCTAAATGCGTTCAGGTAATGAACATCAGAGTTAACGAACTAAAACAGGCGGCATAAATGGCAAGCAGAGGCGTAAATAAGGTGATTATCCTTGGTCGGGTAGGACAAGACCCGGAAGTTCGATACTCACCATCAGGAACAGCGTTCGCTAACCTGACAATAGCCACGTCAGAACAATGGCGAGATAAAAATACTGGCGAGCAAAAGGAATTGACTGAATGGCATCGTGTTGCTGTATCCGGGAAACTGGCTGAGGTCGTGGGGCAGTATGTGAAAAAAGGTGATCAGATTTATTTCGAGGGAATGCTGAGAACCAGAAAGTGGAAAGACCAGTCAGGACAAGACCGTTACACAACCGAGGTTCATGTCGGAATTAATGGCGTGATGCAAATGCTTGGCGGCATTGGCGACAGCAAACAACAAGCAGCCAGCAGGCAATCACAGAAGCCACAGCAGCAATCATCACCAGCACAACACAACGAACCTCCGATGGATTTTGACGACGATATACCCTTTGCACCAGTAACTCTCCCCTTCCCTCGTCACGCTATTCACGCAATTTAAGGACTTACATGAATCACTTGATGGTTGACCTTGAAACAATGGGCAACGGGCCATACGCGCCAGTTATTTCTATTGGGGCAGTATTCTTTGACCCGAATACCGGAGAAACAGGAGAAGAGTTCTCGGTAAATATCTCGCTTGAGTCATCAATGCGATATCGGGCGCGTCCTGACGCTTCAACGATTTTATGGTGGCTGGAACAGAGTGAAGAAGCCAGAAAATCGCTAACCAGCAACACTCAGGAGCTTTCAACGGCTCTTTCATGGTTATCTGAATTCATCATAAAGAACGCTAACCACAAATTCGTTCAGGTTTGGGGGAATGGAGCATCATTTGACTGCGTTATTCTCCGCAACAGTTATTCGCTGACAGGGCAGCCAGTTCCGTGGCAGTGGTGGAATGACCGCGACGTAAGAACAATCGTCGAACTTGGGAAGGTAATAGGATTCGACCCTAAGCGAGATATGCCATTCAAAGGAACTCGCCACAACGCGCTTGATGATGCCATTCACCAAGCAAAATACGTTTCAGCGATCTGGAAAAAGTTAGCTAAATAATCAACAGGAGAAAACCATGCCAGCGCCTCTGTATGGTGCGGATGACGCGCGCCGCTGTTCCGGCAATTCCGTATCGGAGGTGCTGGATAAATTCAGAAGAAACTACGATCGGATAATGTCGCTACCACAGGAAACGAAAGAGGAAAAGGAATTTCGCCACTGTATATGGCTTGCAGAGAAAGAAGAACGCGAGCGAATTTACCAGACATCAATCCGACCATTCCGCAAAGCCACATATACCCACTTCCCTGAAATTGACCCGCGCCTGCGTAATTACCGCTCACGCTATGGCGCTATCAGTAATGACTGAGGAATTAACAATGAAAACAATGAAGCTAAACATCGACCTCGGCAAATACGTTATTACCGGAACCAAACACGACCTGATTCTTAATGAAAGAGGAATTATCAAAGAAGGTGAGAATGCAGGGAAAGAAACACTAAGCCGTATCGGTTATTACAGCAAGTTTGAGCATCTGGTCAAAGAGTTATGCAACCGTGAAATCCTGTTATCTCAGGCGCAGACGCTACAGGATATTCAGCAGCATATCGAAACTTTAGGTATGTCACTTAGCATGGCTATTGACCAGTTCGTTGAGAGTAAATCATGAGAGGACTTGCATACAATCCCGGCATTCTTCCGGCAGAAATGATTATTCGCCAACGCGTAAAGCCAATGCCATCGAGAGAGGAATTGCTTAAAAGAAAGAGTTTCGGTTCTGTTAATGACAACAAATATCTGAATGCTATGTGGCGCAAAGGAGGCAACCAGTGAGTAATTCAGCACGACTACAGCTTGGTTTTTCACCGCTATCAAAAACTATCATGCTGGCAAAAATGCGCGATGTTGAAGGTGGACGTATGCGCGTTGGCAATGATCCAGGTCGTGATGTTACCAATGAGGCTGCTCAATTGGTATGGCGACTGGTCATGGCTGAAGGTGGTGAGATCGCGCGGGAGCTGGATGATGGTTCTCGCATGGTGTTGAAGGCAGAAAAGCAGGAGGCAACCAGTGAGCGAAATTAATTACCAGGCACTGCGTGAGGCGGCAGAACGTGCAATTCCGGCAATGGAACGCCTGTTAATGTTGCCAGTTGATGATGATCTGATAAGTGAACAGGAACTTAAAGATTACGGTGTGGATATTGATGCGCTCAACGCCTTCAAATTTCTGGCCGGACCAGAAACCGTGCTGGCACTGCTGGATGAAATAGAAGCTAAAGACAGACGCATTACAGAACTGGAAGCGAGGGAAGTTCAATTACCGACTCGCTACGACCTTCGATATGGGCACCCAATAAATGCTGATAAGCGACATGTCATGATACCTAAAGAAAATGGCAGCTGGCTTTGCCTGATTGACTTAGAACACGCACTACGCGTCGCTGGCATTCGCATCAAAGGAGAGTGAGATGAACGGACAAATCTCAATTGTTCGACCGGGAGCATGTGACGATCGCGAGATACGAATGATTATTCGTCTGTCGATGGGGAAAACAATAACGGCTCTCATTACTCCAGAAAATCTCGCATTAGCATTAACCGGAAAGTCAGACCTGCCAGTAGAGCTAAAGCTGCGAAATGTTGAGATTAAGGTGAAATAGCTATGACCACTATAACCGATAAGAAACAGTATCCCAGCGAGCAATATCTTAATGAGCTGATCACCAACATAGAGTTTGCTGCAAGGGCACCAGTTGAAGTCGTGAGAGCGATGGCAGCAGAGCTACAGAAGCGGCGCGAAGCTGATAGTGCAGAACCTGCAAGTAATCATGAAGAGTTGCCGCTTGATTATCTCCAAGGTCAAAAAGATGGTCTTGAATGGGCTGCGCAGCTTGCAGAAGCAAATCACCCACAAACTGGCGACTGGCTTTACGATGACCCGCTGGAGCTTGCAAAGGCTATTCGCAAAGGTCCGGATATGCCCGAGGCCGCTGGCAACTCTCCGGTAATTCCGGATGGTTGGATAAGCTGTAGTGAGCGAATGCCAAGCGAAGAAGATGTTTTGGTTTATTGCTCAGACACAAAAGAGCAGATGGTAGGGTTTCACAAAGGTAAAGGGTTATTTCAATTCTTTTACATGAATGGTGTTGAGGGGGTATGTGAGCCGTCACACTGGATGCCGCTACCAGAGCCTCCACTTTGAAAGCGAAGCTTATACATATCTTTTACATCAGCAATCTATTGTTAATCTCCAATCAATGTTACGTTGTCATCTCACTCATGCTTTGGAGGTAGTGATATGTCTTGTCCAAAATGCGGTTCTGGAAATATTGCAAAAGAAAAAACAATGCGTGGATGGTCTGGTGATTATGTGTGCTGCGATTGCGGATACAACGACTCTAAAGACGCATTTGGAGAGCGTGGTAAAAACGAGTTTGTTAAAATTAATAAAGAACGCGAAGGCAACGAAAAAAGCTAATTTATTTATTCATATATTAAAACAATGTAACCAATATTCGAATTGAAGAACTGAAAGAACACCAAGCCGCCTGATGGCGGTTTTTTATTGCCTGATTTGCAGGTTCGATTCCCTATTCGGAGATAGCACTCATGCAACACGAACTACAACCTGATTCACTGGTTGATTTGAAATTCATCATGGCTGATACTGGCTTTGGTAAAACCTTCATCTACGACCGGATTAAGTCCGGCGACCTGCCTAAAGCCAAAGTTATCCACGGTCGAGCAAGATGGTTATATCGTGACCATTGTGAATTCAAAAATAAGCTCTTAAGCCGCGCCAATGGGTAAAATAGCGGGTAAAATATTTCTCACACCTAAAAAACACCATTCTAATCAATCCCCTGCTGCTTCAAGTAGATGTCTGCAGGGGACACCAGATACCCTTCAAACGATATCTACCTTCACCCCGTAAAAGATAAGTTTGGCAGCACATTTGCCCTATCTACTCATTTTTCCTGCAACAGGTTGAAATCTCAACACGGTCAGAAAACGCTGATGACTAAACAGCCCTGGGCTGGGCGATGTAACCATCACACACAATCCTGATCGCGAAATATGGCGTGACTTGATACTTCACTCCACAATGCTTTCCTTGATGAATTCGCAGGCCCGTGATACACGGGACAGGTCGCTGAATTACGACAATGCCCTGGAAATCAGCGAGCCGTGTATCCGGAGTACATTTGAGCGACTGTACCAGAACATGAATGAGGCGTTTGGATTAGGCGATTATTAGCAGGGCTAAGCATTTTGGTATTATTATTTTCCGGTTGAGGGATATAGAGCTATCGACAACAACCGGAAAAAGTTTACGTTTATATTGCTGAAGGTACTGGCGTTTCCATCACTATTTGCTCACGTTTTTTACTCAGGAAGAAAATGCCAAATAGCAACATCAGGCAGACAATACCCGAAATTGCGAAAAAAACCGTCTGGTAGCCTGCGTGGTCAAAGAGTATCCCAGTCGGCGTTGAAAGCAGCACAATCCCCAACGAACTGGCAATTTGAAAACCAATCAGAAAGATCGTCGACGACAGGCGCTTATCAAAATTTGCCACGCTGTATTTGAAGACGGATATGACACAAAGTGGAACCTCAATGGCATGTAACAGCTTCACTAATGAAATAATCCAGGGGTTAACGAATAGCGCGCAGGAAAGGATACGCAACGCCATAATCACAACACCGATAAGTAATGCATTTTTTGGCCCTACCCGATTCACAAAGAAAGGAATAATCGCCATGCACAGCGCTTCGAGTACCACCTGGAATGAGTTGAGATAACCATACAGGCGCGTTCCTACATCGTGTGATTCGAATAAACCTGCATAAAAGACAGGAAAGAGTTGTTGATCAAAAATGTTATAGAAAGACCACGTCCCCACAATAAATATGACGAAAACCCAGAAGTTTCGATCCTTGAAAACTGCGATAAAATCCTCTTTTTTTACCCCTCCCACATCCGCCGCTACGCACTGGTGTTCCTGATCTTTAAAACGCATGTTGATCATCATAAATACAGCGCCAAATAGAGAGACCAACCAGAAGTTGATATGGGGACTGATACTAAAAAATATGCCAGCAAAGAATGCGCCAATAGCATAGCCAAAAGATCCCCAGGCGCGCGCTGTTCCATATTCGAAATGAAAATTTCGCGCCATTTTTTCGGTGAAGCTGTCAAGCAAACCGCATCCCGCCAGATACCCCAGACCAAAAAAGAGCGCACCCAGAATTAAACCTACAGAAAAATTGCTTTGCAGTAACGGTTCATAAACGGTCCGGTCAAGACCAAGATGAAACTCATACAC